ATATTTAATATTATGGAAAATAAAGATTATAAAACTAGAACATTTAGTTCTACTGATGGTAGAACAATTACGTATTTTGATGGCAAACTTCATAACTGGGATGGACCAGCATTAAAGTATCCAAAAAGTGAAAAAAAGAAAGACGAATATTATCTATATGGTTTTCAACTCACTAAAGATGGTTGGGTTGAAGCACGTAAAGATAGAAATGGAGTACCACCAGATAAAAATCCACAAGTAAAATCAAGATTTTAATAATATTAATACAATTTTAAAAAATAAAATATGGCTCGTATTGGATTAACAGGGACTGTCTCTGTAGGCAAAACTACTTTAGTTAATGCTTTAAAAGAATTATCACAATTCAAAGATTATAAATTTGCTACTGAGCGTAGCAAGTATTTAAGAGATTTAGGTATTCCATTGAATACTGATTCTACATTAAAGGGCCAAACAGTATTTTTAGCTGAACGAGTAAGTGAATTAATGCATGAAAACTTAATTACTGATAGAACAGTTATTGATGTAATGGCATTTACTCTGAATGCTAAATCAATAAATCAAGCTGATAAAACTTCATTTGAAGAATATGCTCGTAATTTTATTAATGAGTATGATTACATTTTTTATGTTTCTCCTGAAGGGATAGAAATAGAGAACAATGGTGTACGAGAAACTAATGCTGAATATAGAGATTTAATAGATTTTACTATTAAAGGATTTTGTCAATTATATAATCATAGAATGAAAAAATTCACTATGATATCAGGTACAACTGAAGATAGAATTAATCAAATACTAGAAGTTATTTCTTTGTAATATTTATATCAAAATACTAATCTAAAAAATAATAAACAAATGAATTTTAATATCGATTTTGATTTAAAGAAAGCAAAAAGCCTTTTATTAAGCGAAGGATACCAAGAACAAGGGTTTGAAAGTGAAGATGAAATGCAAGATTACTATAATGATAGTGACTTCATTGATGAGGGGGAATCATTAGACGAAAATAACTCACCAGAATATATGAAAGGGTATGGTGATGGTTACACTGATGGGTACTATGATGGTGAAAATGGGAATGAGAAAGCAGTTGAGGTCAATGAAAGTCAATTAGACGAAATGGCTAAAATTGCTGGTGATTTAAAATCTTCAATTGAATCTGTAATAACTGCTAATCCTGAACTGCAAGGTCTTGCACTCAAAAAAGCAATTAAAGGAGATGCAGCTGTAATTAATGCTTTAGATGGTGAAGATTTATTTGATAATCAACTTAATAAATTTATTGCTTTAACTAAAGGTGAAAGAGAATTAGGACAAAGAGGTAGAAAAGCAGACCCAAATAAACCAGCTGCTGAACCAAAAGTAAAAGCAGAAAAACCAGCTAAAGAAAAATCACCAAAATTAAGAATTACTGATCCTACTGTAGGTGAAAAACCAGTTGCTACATCATTTATTGATGGTGAAGATGAAGAAGAAATGGCTGCTGAAAAACAAGCTATTGCTGCTGCTAAAGGTAGTAAAAGATTAGGTACTGCTGCTGAAAAATTAGCTCAAATAACTAAAGAAATGAAAGCTTTAATTCCTGCTTATCAAGCAGCTAAAGGTACTGATAAAGAAGCTGCTATTGTAGCTCAATTAAGAGCTTTAACTGCCGAGAAAAAATCACTAGAAGCTAAAGTATTCAAAGCACCAAAATCATTAAGTGCTGCTGATTTGATGGGTGGCGAAGAAGTATAATTAAAAAATTAATAAATTTAAATTAGCCTAACTTAAAATGTTAGGCTTTTTTCTCTTCTATATATTTATATAGAAACACATCCAATGAGTGAACAACAAGCAATTCCCTTAAAAGAAATGATAAAACAGGAATGGGTAAGATGTGCTCAAGATCCTGTGTACTTCATGAAAAAATATTATTGGATTCAACACCCACAAAGAGGTAGAATCCAATTTAACTTATTCCCATTTCAAGAAAAAGTATTACATCAACTTCAAAAGAATGAGTATACCATTATCAATAAATCCCGCCAATTAGGTATATCAACATTAGCCTCAGCTTATTCTTTGTGGTTAATGTTATTTAATAAAGATAAAAACGTACTGTGTATAGCAACTAAACAAGAAACTGCTAAAAACATGGTAACTAAAGTACGTTTTGCCTACGATAATTTACCTAAATGGTTAAAAACAGGTGATAAACCATCAGAAAATAATAAGTTATCACTTAAATTAACTAATGGTTCACAAATTAAAGCAGTTGGTGCTACAGCGGATGCGGGTCGTTCAGAAGCCGTTTCTTTTCTTATTATTGATGAGGCTGCTTTTATTGAAGGAATTGATGAAATTTTCGCTTCAGCACAACAAACTTTAGCTACTGGGGGTCAATGTTTAGCATTATCTACCCCTTATGGTACAGGTAACTGGTTTCACAGATCCTTTACTAAAGCACAAGCTAAAGAAAACAAATTTGTTCCATTAAAATTACCTTGGACCGTTCACCCTGAACGAGATCAAACATGGAGAGATGATCAAGACGAAATTCTAGGATTAAGACACGCAGCACAAGAATGTGATTGTGATTTCAGTACCTCAGGAGATACTGTTATTGAACCAGATTTACTTAATTTCTATGAATCAACTTACATTTCAGATCCAATTGAAAGAAGAGGACCTGGTGGTGATTTATGGGTTTGGGAGCTACCTGATTACTCTAAATCATATATGGTAGTAGCTGACGTTGCTCGTGGAGATGGAGCTGACTACTCTGCGTTTCATATTTTTGATGTAGCTGAAGCTAAACAAGTAGCTGAATTTAAATCACAATGCCAAACCAAAGATTACGCTCATATATTATTTTCAATAGCAACAGAATACAATGATGCTTTATTAGTAGTAGAAAACGCTAATATTGGGTGGAGTGTAATTGAACAATTAATAGATAGAGGTTATAGAAATTTATATTACTCTTCTAAAGCCGATACCACAATGGGTGCTAATGAAAATCAATTAGCAAGAATGGAAAACGGTCAAGGTATGCTACCAGGTTTTACTACTTCAATGAAGACAAGACCACTTTGTGTTTCAAAATTAGTTTCGTACCTTCAAGAAAGGTCAGTTGTTTTTCAATCTCGTAGATTGATGGATGAATTAAGAGTATTCGTTTGGAAGAACGGTAAAGCTCAATCCCAATCAGGGTATAACGATGACTTGGTAATGTCGTTTTCTATTGGTTTATTCCTGAGAGATACAGCATTACGTTTCAGACAACAAGGTTTAGATTTAACTAGAGCTACTTTAGGTAGTTTTGGTGTTTCTAACCACCAATCACCTGGAATATTTTCATATAGCCATCAAAATGATAACCCATATAAAATGGATGATGGTAAAGGTGGGACCGAGGACTTAAATTGGCTTCTCGGTTAATTTTAAATATTTATAATATATAATAGAATTTTATGGTAGATACTTCATTTTTTGGTAGATTACAACGATTGTTTTCAACTGACGTTATAATAAGAAACGTTGGAGGTAATCAATTAAAAGTAATGGATACAGATCGTATCCAACAACTTGGTACTATTCAAACAAACTCACTTTTTGATAGATACAATAAAGTATACACTACAACAGGTGGGCTAAACTTTAATTTTAATAACGATTTATCATATCCTACTACACGTATCCAGTTATATACTGACTATGAGTTAATGGATAGTGATTCAATTATTGCTTCTACATTAGATATTTTAGCTGATGAGACTTGTTTGAGAAATGACATGGGAGAAGTATTACAAATACGTTCTTCTGATGAAACTATTCAAAAAATTCTATATAATTTATTTTATGATGTATTAAACATAGAATTTAATCTATGGTCATGGACTCGTAACATGTGTAAGTATGGTGATTTCTATCTTAAATTAGAAATATCAGAAAAATTTGGTGTTTATAATGTAATACCATTCTCTTCTTACTCAATTTTAAGATTAGAAGGTAGAAACCCTGAAAAACCACAAGAAGTAAAATTCAAATACGATCCTACTTTCTCTTCTCAACAATCTACAATGGGACCACAAACGGTTTCTGGTTATACTCGTAACCAAAGTGAGGGTATAGTATTTGATAATTACGAAATGGCCCACTTTAGATTATTATCTGATTTTAACTTTTTACCTTATGGTAGAAGTTATATTGAACCTGCTCGTAAAATATTTAAACAATTAACTTTAATGGAAGATGCGATGTTGATACATCGTATTGTAAGAGCACCTGAAAAACGTACTTTTTTTATTAACGTTGGTAATATTCCACCAAATGAAGTAGAAAACTTCATGCAACGTACTATTAATAAAATGAAGAAAACACCTTACATGGATCCAAGTACAGGTGAGTATAATTTAAAATACAATATGCAAAACATTCTTGAGGATTTTTATATTCCTGTAAGAGGTGGTGATGCAACAACTAGAATTGAAACTACAAAAGGATTAGATTATACAGCTATTGAGGATGTTACTTATTTAAGAGATAAATTATTTGCTGCTTTAAAAGTACCAAAAGCATATTTTGGGTATGAAAAAGATTTAACAGGTAAAGCTACCTTAGCTGCTGAAGATATTCGTTTTGCTCGTACAGTAGAAAGAATCCAAAGAATTTTAGTATCTGAATTAACAAAAATTGCTTTAGTTCACTTGTATTCACAAGGGTATGATGGAGAATCATTAACAAATTTTGATTTATCATTAACTGTTCCTTCAATCATATACGAACAAGAAAAAGTAGCATTGATGAAAGAGAAATCTGCATTAGCTACTGAATTGATTCAAAATAAAATTGTACCTACTGATTGGGTTTATGATAATATTTTCCACTTTAGTGAAGATCAATACGATGAATATAGAGATTTAATGATTGAAGATGCTAAACGTAAATTTAGATTAGATCAAATTGAAACAGAAGGTAATGATCCAAGTAAAACAGGTGAAGCTTATGGTACACCACACACTTTAGCTACACTTTATGGGCCAGGTAGATACCCAGGTACTGAAGGTGTACCAACAGGGTATAATGAAGATGGTGATACCTATCCTGATCAAGTATTAGGTCGTCCTAAAGAAAAAGCATCAAATATCAATACACAAGAAAATCCATTTGGTAAAGATAGATTAGGTAGAGATGGAATGAAAAATGGAGATGAACCTAATGGTTTTAAACCATCAGCAAGACAAGCCTCTTCATTATCCTTAGAAAATTTATCAACACAAGCAGTTTATCACCAAATCTCAAGTAATTTGAAAAATATGTTTCCTAAACAGAAGGTAAGTTTGTTTGAAGAAAGTGATTTATTAAACGAAGACAACCTCTTAAAAGAAGATAAATAAAATTAATATTTATAACTAGTAGTTAACTATATTTTGAATAAATGGCTAATATAAAGCATAACAAATTCCGTAATACTGGAATACTATTTGAATTACTTGTAAGAAAAATTACAGCTGATACAATGTCCAGTCACGATTCTAAGGCGGTATCTTTGATTAAGAAGTATTTTGTTAATACTGAATTATCAAGAGAAAACAAATTATACCAATCGATATCAAAATCCCAGAATATTAGTGAGGCTCAAGCTGAGTCAATTCTTTCTACAATTCTAGAAGTAAATAAAACTTTAGATAGAACTAAATTAGCTAAAGAGAAATATAATTTAATTAAAGAAATTAAATCCAATTTCGATATTGAAGATTTTTTTAAAGCTAAAATTAGTAACTACAAATTATTATCTTCAACATACACTTTATTAGAAGCTAATTTAACACCCACAAAAAATCTAGACGATATTTTATCCTCAAAAATTAATATCTTAGAACATATAGCTCAAACTAATGCTATATCTGTTCCACAACCTACAGTAAGTGAGTTTGAAACTTTAGATAAAGGAACTCGTGCGTTAGTTTACAAAATTATGCTAGAAAAATTTAATGATAGATTTAATACATTATCTGATGATCAAAAAGATGTGTTAAAAGAATACATTAATAATATTACTAACACGACTAACCTGAAAAAATACGTGGATACTAAATTCACATACCTAAAAGAATCTCTTTTAAAATTATTACCTACAATAGAGGACGCTACAATTAAAATTAAAGTGAATGAGACAATAAATCTTATTAACCCTATTTTAGAAGCTAAAACAATAAAAGACGATAATATAGTTGCATTATTACAATATCAAGAATTACATAGTGAGCTAACTAAAATTCATAATGGATAAAGATAAACTAAGAGAATTAGTCCTAAAATATCTAGCTGAACTTCTCGATGAAACTTCAGCAACTGGTGGTGCTGGTGGATATTTAACTAAAGCTTTTGTTAGAAAATCTACTTCTCAAGATAAAAATGCTCCTGCAGGATTTGAAAAAATGCCTAAATCAGGTGATGTTTATAGAAAAATGGGATTTAGAATTGTAAAACCCAATGAAAGAATTGATGCTAAGGATTTGTGGAAAGGGCAACATCTTGAAGAAAGAATAGGATACGCTACTCCAAAAGCATTCAAAAAACCTAAAAAACAAAACGAGACCTCTAAACCAGGACACGAAGATTTACCTAACCCAGATAAATATTTTGAACTAGTGAAATTTAAAATAGTTGACCCAACAAAATCTTCTAAAAAGAAAGAAGAACCACTTAATGAAGTACGTTATTCTCAATTCAAATCACAATCTAAAAATAGAACACCACAAGAGCAATTGCATATGGGTGTTAAACAGATTCAACATAAATTAGATGAAATTAATAAATTAGTTGAATTTGCTACTAGAATGAAAACTGAATTAAAAGGTGATGCTGATCAAATGAACTACCTAAAACGTACTCATAATTCATTGTTTAAAATAAATGAAAAGATCCAAGATATTAATAATAAAATTAAAGATTTAACTGAGTAATGGCAGCAGCAAAAGCAAAGGTTAGTTCTACTACAGCTAAAATAGACAAACCAAAAGTTTCTAGACCAGGTGTTCACTCTAAAGCAAAAACATCTAAATTAAAAAGTTCTAAAAACTATAAAAAACTAAACAGAGGACAAGGTAAATAAAATATTTATACCCATGACAATACAAGATTTATACACTCAATACTTAGATGGTAAGGTAACCAAACAAAAATTTCTTTACGAGGCTCGTAGAGATCAAAACCTTACTATGATCTCCCCTACCAACTCATTTGATGATGTAGTTAAGATCCTTAAAAACAAATCTATCATCTCAGAAAAAGCTCATAAAGAAGCTAAACAGTCTACAGGAAAACAAGATGTTGAAATTATATCTAAAACTATTGATATGGTTAACCCATATGAGTATGCTAATGGTATGGATTATGAATTGGGAATTATAGATATACCAGCAACAGATGGAGATTTAGATGAAGGTAATGTACTTAAAGCACAGAAAAAAGTACTAGCTAATCTTACTAAAAATCCTTCATACTATACTGAAAAATTGTATGGTAGAGTTAAATTTGATGGTGATAAAACTGTTGAAATTAATAAAAAATCAATGGATGCTATTGGTAAAGGTAAAAAAAATGTAATTAGAGAAGGTGTAGCATATTCACAAGATCCTAAAAATGTAAAACTTAAAAATGGTAAGATTTATAGAAATGTTAGGTTTCATATGAAAGATGATCCTAGATCATTTGTAACTGCTGATGGTGGTTATATGATAAATCAAGATATAGCTAGTGTAGTTAATGCTGATCAGCAATTTAAAGAAGTATTTGAAGGAGGATTTGTTTCAAGAGGAGCAATATTAAATGCACTTGATGATGTGGGTAGTGAATCTGAAATTAGACAATACTTAACCTCATTAGAAAAATCAGGTGATAAATTTAAAGACGTAGACGACTATGTTGAAGATTTTAAAAACTATATTGCTGATAAGGGGCTAGATGAACATGGTCAATATGCTGGTAAAGTAGCTGATGTAAACCCACGTACTCAAGGTAAGATTAAAGAAAATATTATTGGTAAAAAAGTAAAACTTACTAATAAGAATGATGGTAAAGAATACTTTGGTACTATAGAAAAAGACTTAGGTAAAGGAGATTTTGTGTACAGAGACAAAAAATCAGGTAAATTAGAAAAAAGTACTGGATACGGAAAAAATTGGAAAATTGAGATGTTAAAAGAATCTTACAACCCATTCCCAATGACTGAAGATCAAGAAGCAGTAATAAGAAAATATGCTGAATCAACAGGTATAGCTTTTGAAAATTTATTAAATATGGTTGCTGAAGCTAAAGCTAAAAAAAAAGCTAAAAAAGACTATGATGGTGATGGTGAAATAGAATCATCTGAAGAAGAATATAAAGGTTCTCGTGATAAAGTTATAAAACAAGCTACTAACGAAGATCTAGATTTAGGTCATCAAGATAACGAACCACGTATGATTAAAGGTGAGTTATATCAAATTGCTAAACAAGCTACTGAATTATATAAAATGATTGATGCTGTAGATAATATGGGTGAAGTAGATTTTCCTCATTGGTGGCAAGCAAAAATTGTTTTAGCTAAAAATTATTTAGCAGGATCTAAAGATTATTTAGATAGCGCTTTAGCAGTAGGTAATGAAGAAGGTGAAATGGAAGAAGCTATTGCTTTAAAAGATAAAGCTGGTAATACTCAATATGCTAAAGATTCAACTGAAGCTTCAAATATAGAAAGAGCAGCTAAAACTAAAGGTGTAATTTTAACAAAAACTCAAGTATAATGAGCAAATCATTATTAATAGAATACGCTTTATTCACACCTAAATCCACAGTATTAACTGAGGGTAAAGGTGATAGAAACTTAATAGTTGAAGGTGTTATTCAAAGAGCAGATGCTAAAAATCAAAACGGTAGAGTTTACCCTAAAACTATTTTAGAACGTGAAGTTGAAAGATACATTGACGGTCCTGTATCTGAAAATAGAGCATTAGGTGAATTAGATCACCCAGAATCAATGGTAATTAATTTAAAAAATGTATCTCATAACATCAAAAAATTATGGTGGAACGGAGATGATTTGATGGGTAAAGTAGAAGTATTACCAACACCTTCAGGTAACATCTTAAAAGAATTATTTTTAAATAAAATTACTGTAGGTATTTCTTCTCGTGGTATGGGTTCAGTTCAACCATTAGGGGAAGGTACAGTTGAAGTTCAAGATGATTTCGAACTATTATGTTGGGATTTTGTTTCTACTCCTTCAACACAAGGTGCTTTTATGACTCCAACAGGTCTAAGTGAAGGATACAAACCACAACACAATAATAAATACTCAAAAATTAACACACTAATATCAGACATTATCTGTTCTCAATCAGGTGTATGTTGTATTAGATAAAAACACAAACATGGAAAATTTTGATTTTAAAAAATACCTTGCTGAAGGTGCATTAATTAAGGAAAACTTAGGAATGTCAATGGATAAAATTGTAAGTGCATTACTTGACACTAATGATGGACCAATAGGACCAAGAAGCGTAGTTTACAGAGCACTTGAAGGAGCACAATATAAACAAGCAACATTAGATGATTTAGCAGATGCTGTACTAGAGGCTTTAGATGTCATTGAACAGAATGGAGGTAGTTTAGATTCTACTGAATTTAACTAAATTAAAAATACTCTCCCGATTTTACAAGTCTATTGTAAAAGACTAATGCACTCCCTAAAAAGAGTGCATTTTTTATTCCCCCTTATATATTTATGGATATCTCAATGATAGATTATCCCAATATAATCTCCCTCATAATCGAAAAATTCTATATTACTTCTCAATAAGTAATCAAAAACAATCAAAAAATTATTATGGCAAACGAAAACACTAAAATCTTTAGTGAAGCAATCGCTGAAGCTAAAGCTATTAGAGAAACCGCAATGGCAAACGCTAAACTTGCTCTTGAAGAAGCTTTCGCACCTCGCATGCAAGAAATGATGTCTACTAAGTTAGCAGCAATGGCTGGAGACGATGAAAACATGGAAGAAAATTTTGAGAAATCAAATGGTGCAGCACCAGAAGATCAAATGGATGAAATTTCATTAGAAGAATTACTAGCTGAACTAGAAGGTCTTGAAGAAGAAGATGGTTATTCTGAAGAAGAAGGATCAGTAGAGCCAGGACTAGACAACCCTTACATGGAAGAAAACGAAATTTTCGAAGCTGAAGACGACGATACCGTAAGTGAAATTACAGTTGATGATTTAAAAGACATCATCAGAGATGTAGTAGCTGATCTATTAGGTAATTCAGAAGAAGCAGGCGAAGAAGAAGAAATGGCAGGCGAAGAAGGAGAAATGGCTGGAGACGATGAACTAAGTTTAGAAGAACTTTTAGCTGAACTTGGAGAAGGTACTGAAGAAGAAGAAGAAAATGAAGTTGAAGAAGAAGAAAATGAACAGCTTGAAGAAGCTATGTCCACTATCGCTCAACTACGTTCTGAATTAAACGAAGTTAATCTTCTAAATGCAAAATTGTTATTCGTTAATAAGTTGTTCAAATCTAAAAACTTAACAGAAGCTCAAAAAGTAAAAGTTATCAACGCTTTTGATAGAGCTGAAACAGTTAAAGAAACTAAAAACATCTTTGAAACATTACAAGAATCTCTAACAGCTACTCAATCTAAAAAGAATCCAATTAAAGAATCTCTTTCATTTGCTTCTAAACCCGCTGGTGTTGCTGACAGAAAACCAATCGTTGAAAACAACGAATTCATTACCAGAATGCAAAAACTTGCTGGTATTATTTAAAAAAATTAAAAACAACAAAAATCTAAAAATTACATTATTATGTCAAACATGATTAATTCTTTATTAGAGACCGCAAACCCATACACATCTATACAAAAAGATGCTTCCAGATTAGCTGGAAAATGGGGTAAATCAGGTCTTTTAGAAGGTATTTCTAATGAAACTGATAAGTCTAACATGGCTATCATCTTAGAAAACCAAGCAAAACAATTAGTAGTAGAATCTTCTGCTACAGGAACAGGTGGTACTTTTACCGCTGGAACAGGTGAGCAATACGCTGCTGTAGCATTACCATTAGTACGTAAAGTATTTGGTCAATTAGCTGCTAAAGAGTTTGTTTCTGTTCAACCTATGAGCTTACCAGCTGGTTTGGTATTCTTCTTAGATTTCCAATATGGAACTAACGTAGATCCATTCAACACTACAGCAGGTACTAACTCATTGTATGGTAACCAAACAGCTAACTTCGGTAACGATAGAGCAGGTGGTTTATATGGTGCAGGTAGATTTGGATACTCAATTAACCCATTCTCAGGATCTTTTGTAAGTGGTACTTTATTACAAGCTGCTGCAACAAAAGCAACTTTAACTGCTACTACAGCTTCATGGGCTGATATTTCTTATGATGCTGATTTATCTGCTTCTCAAGCCGCAGGTACTATTAAAGCTTTAACATTACCAACTTCAAGTCTTCCAGGATTTGATATAAATGGTATTCGCTCATTCTCAGTTTCAGGTTCAGGTGCATTTACAGTAGCTAAACAATTACCACAATTTACACAATTGAATTTAGTTTCTGGAAATATTACTTATTTCTTTACTGCTTCAACTGCTGAGGTAGCAACAGCTCAAGCTGCTTTAACTCAAGTATTGTATGGTAAAGGCCCAGCTGATAACTCAAGAGGTGATTTTGAAGATAATCAAGGTGCTGGTTACCCTAATGCTGAATCAACAACTTCGATTGTTATTCCAGAAATTAACGTTCAAATGCGTTCAGAAGCGATTGTTGCTAAAACACGTAAATTGAAAGCACAATGGACTCCTGAGTTCTCTCAAGATTTAAATGCATTCCACCCACTTGATGCTGAAGCTGAATTAACTTCTATCTTATCAGAGTACATCTCATTAGAGATTGACCTTGAAATCTTAGATATGTTGATCCAAAATGTTCCAACAAACCAAGTTGAATTCTGGTCTGCTCAAGTAGGTACTACTGTTACTGCTGCTGGTGGAGTTGTTCCAAACAGTGCTAACTCAGGTTTGTATTACACTCAAATGTCTTGGTTCCAAACTTTAGGAATTAAATTGCAAAAAATCTCTAACATCATCCACCAAAGAACTTTAAGAGGTGGTGCTAACTTTATTGTTGTTTCTCCAACAGTTGCTACAGTATTAGAATCTATCCCTGGATTTGCTGCTGATACAGATGGTGATTCAGCTAAAATGAGCTATGCATTTGGTGTTCAGAAAATTGGTGCTTTAAACTCTAGATATAAAGTTTACAAAAATCCTTACATGCTAGAAAACACTATCTTGATGGGATTCAGAGGTAATCAATTCTTGGAATCAGGTGCTGTTTATGCTCCATACGTTCCGTTGATTATGACTCCATTAGTATATGATCCAAATACTTTCTCACCAAGGAAAGGTATTATGACAAGATATGCTAAGAAAATGGTACGTCCAGAGTTTTATGGTAAAGTAATTGTGACAAACACTAACTCTATCTAATAATATCTTAGAATATTTTAAAAGTGCCTAGCAAAAGCTAGGCATTTTTTTTTTATTGTTCATAACTTTCTGTTAAATTCCGGGCTTTTCATATATTTATAATAAACAATAAGATATGAAAAAGTGTAAAAGATGTGAATTAGAAAAAGATGAAACTGAATTTGTAAAACGTAAAGCTGAAAAAGATGGCTTACATAGATACTGTAAGGTATGTTCGTATGATATAGGAAAAAAATATTATCATAATACGGGTAAAATTTCAAGAGAATCATACTATAAAGAATACCGTACCAATAATAAAGAAAAAATAAAAATTGGAATGAGATTAGCTATGAAAAAACACAGAGCTAAAAACAATAATTACAGATTAAGAGATAACATTCAGACATTACTTCGTTATCACATTAAAAATAAAACTCAAAGTGTAATTAAATACATTGGTTGTACCTTACAAGAATATAACGATCACATCTCAGCTCAATTTAAGCCTGAAATGAACTGGGAAAATTATGGAATATACTGGGAGATAGACCATATTATACCAATCTCATCATTTGATTTAAGTATATCTGAAGAAGCCAATAAAGCTTTCCACTTCTCTAACACCCAACCCCTTACTATAACCGAAAACAGAAAAAAATCAAATAAGAGGTCTAACGCAAGTTAGGTCTTTTTTTGTCATATTTATATTAAACAATAAACGTTATTATATGGCTTCAAACCACCACACCGATGAGGTTTTTACTCCAAAAAGAAAACCTAAAAACCCAATTAAGTTTAACCTACAACTTAATGAAGAACAAAAACTAGCAAAAGCTCTTATTGTAGAAAATCCAGTAGTCGTTCTAAAAGGGATGGCAGGTTCAGGAAAAACACTAGTGGCAGTACAAGCGGCTCTTGATATGTTATTTAACCGAGAGGTGGAAAAAATTGTTATAACCCGACCAACTGTAGCTAAAGAAGAATTAGGTTTTTTACCTGGTGATTTAAAAGAAAAGATGGATCCTTGGCTAGCTCCAATTTATCACAACTTATACATGCTATATGGTAAAGAAAAGGTAGATAAAGAATTAGAGTATGGCAATATTGAAATTGTACCATTTGCATTTATGAGAGGAAGAACATTTGTTAATTCATTTGTGATAGTGGATGAAGCACAAAATGTAACTCACGATCAAATGGAAACAGTATTAGGGAGACTTGGTAAAGGATCCAAAATGGTTGTTTGTGGAGATTTAGCTCAAATCGATTTAAAAATTAAGAAAGAAACTGGATTTTCATTTCTAACTAGAGTTGAAGAACAAGTAAAAGGATTTAAAGTATTTGCATTAAAAGCTAATCATAGACATGAGATAGTTTCACCTATACTAAAAGTATACCAAGACTTCAGAGACTAAAATATTTATATTAAATAATATAATATGGCTAATTCACAATTATGGGCAGGAACTGCTACCTTTACTCAAGGTACTTCAACTCCATTTGGATTTTATGACAATGATTACCAATTCCAGGTAGATGCTGTGAAGGTAGCAAAATTTTGTGCTACTCGTTTAGGATATCCTTCAATGGATGTTGAAATGGATGGTAACCAATTCTTTGCCTGTTTTGAAGCTGCTGTAACAACCTACGGAAACGAAGTTTACTTATATCAAATTAGAAATAATTTCTTATCATTAGAAGCTAACCCAAACGATATACCTTTAAATAACTCAGTTATAACTCCTAACTTAGGTAATTTAATTAGAATTGCTCAAAACTATGGTACTGAAGCAGGTGTAGGAGGTAATGTAGCTTACTATACAGGTTCATTCCGTATGACAGCGGGTCTTCAGGATTACGACTTAGCAGCTTGGGCTTCATCTTCTGGAGTAATATCAGGAAATGATTCAATTGAGATAAAAACAGTATTTTATGAAAATGCTCCTGCTATTGTAAGATACTTTGACCCATACGCAGGAACAGGATACGGATCACAACAATTGTTAGATGCATTTGGATTTGGTAATAAATCTCCGGCTATTAACTTTATGTTAATGCCATTAAACTATGATATAGCTACAATTCAAGCAATTGAATTGAATGATCAAATTAGAAGAAGTGCATTCTCATTTAATATTGTAAATAATAAATTAAAAATATTCCCTATCCCAACATCAGATAGAATGATATTTTTTGAATACATTAAAGTATCAGAAAGAGATAGCGTAATAGCTTCTCATGGAGCAGGCTCAGGAGACAATTTAATTACTGATATTTCAAATGTACCTTATGAAAACCCTACTTACTCAAATGTAAATGCTCCTGGTAGATATTGGATATTTGAATATACATTAGCATTAGCGGCTGAAACATTAGGACTTATTAGGGGTAAATACACTCAAGTACCTATACCGGGTGCGGAAGTAACGTTAAATCAGGCAGATTTATTAAATAAATCTAGAGAATTACAAGTCGCGTTAATTGAAAAATTACGCACTGATTTAGACGAGGCTTCACGTAAAAATCAATTAGAAAGGAAAAAAGCTGAAAATGATGCTATGCAATCTACCTTATTAAATGTGCCAATGACAATTTTTATAGGATAATATGGCTTACTTTGGACGCTCTCGTGATATCGATATGTTTCATAACGTTAACAAGGAATTGTTAGGACAAGTTATTGAACAAAAAGTAGGATATTATCAAGTAATTTTAGATGAAACACCATCAAACATGTATGGTGAAAATTTAAATAAAAGATTCACAGGTCCTGTTTTAATAAACTGTTTACTAGAAAGAGGTGATACCGCTCCTGTAACTGAAGACTTTGGAATGGATTTCACAAGAAATTTAAATGTAAGATTCTTAAAATATCATTTACAAGCAGCCAATGTTGAACCTTCAGTAGGTGATATCATTTTATGGAACGAAGATTATTACGAGGTTAATAATGTAAACGAAAATCAATTAATAGTAGGAAAAGATCCTGACTATGCTTATACAAGTGAAAACGGAGTACCTGATGCTGGTAAAAGTTTATCAATAACATTAGAATGCTTCTACACTCGCCCAGAACGTGTTGGATTAAGAGAAAATAGATTATAATGGAAAAACCAAGACCATTAAATAAACGTGAATTTTTAACTACTCTTTCAGAACCTTATGTGGAACCTGAAAGAGAGATACAACCTTATTCTAATCCTAATTCAACCTATTCAATTGATGTACAACCAGGTCAACCTGAATTTAATAGAGCATTTGAAGTATCATTAAAGGATGATGATACTCAATTAATTAATATTGGGTTAGAAGACCATGATGATGCTATTTTGTATTACCTAGAAAATGTAATAAAACCTACGGTAACTCAAAACGATAGACAAATAACAGTTCCAATTATATATGGTTCGCCGGAAAGATGGAAATCGATTCAAGCCGACGGGTTTTATCGTGATAAAAACGGTAAAACAATGGTTCCTTTAATCATGTTTAAGAGAGAATCATTTGAAAAAAATAGAACTTTGGGTAATAAATTAGATGGTAATGTAGTTCATAATGTACAATACTTTGAAAAACAATATTCTCAAAGAAATGTATACGATAATTTTTCTGTTTTAAGAGGACAAAAACAACAAAAAGAATACATTTTAGGAATAATACCTGATTACATTACTTTAACTTATAAATTATCAATTTATACAGATTACGTTCAACAAATGAATAAAATTATAGAAGCATTAGAATTTGCTTCGGATTCATATTGGGGTGATCCTGAAAGATATCAATTTAGAGCAGTAATAACTTCATTCCCAACCCCGGTTCTATTAGAAAATGCATCGGATAGAGCAAATAGAAGTGAAATTACTTTAACTCTTCAAGGATACATTATACCAGATACAATAAATGTTGCTCAAGCAGGACCAAACCCAAAATCTTACAACGTAACTAAAACAATTTTTACAGAAAAAATAATATAACATGTCAGCAGGATTATATAATTTCACAATAGAACAAGGTACTACAGTAGACTTTAAAATGCAATATAAGGATGTAAGTGGTAGTGCTATAAATTTAACAGGGTATGGAGCAGCTATGCAAATTAGAAGCAACTATGCTGATAATAATCCTACAACCTATATAACTCTTTCAAGTTCATTAGCTTCTGATGGAACAGGATTAAATATGAATAGTGCTAGCTCAGGATATATTGGAATTTTTATATCAGCATGTTCATCTTCGGCTTTAAATTTCCCAAATGCTAGATATGATTTAGAAATATTTTCAGGTAGTGTAGGATCCTGTCCTATAACAACACGTATATTAGAAGGACAAGTTATTTTAAGTAGAGAAACAACAAGACCATTATAATGTCTCAAGTAAATATAACATTAAATACTAATACTGTAGAAGTCAATACAACTAATAATCAAATAGTTGTAACTGATCCTACTAATCCAAATGTAGTTAATATAGTACAACCTATTACTACAGTAGTAGAAGTAATTACTTCAGGACCACAAGGTCCTCCAGGACCACAAGGGCCACCAGGTCCATCTGGTTCGATTAATACTGGATCTTTGGTAACTACTTCGTCATTTAATGCTTTTACTTCTTCTTACAACACAGGAAGTTTTACAGGAAGTTTTACTGGTTCTTTATTTGGTACTGCTTTATTTTCAATAAGTTCATCAATATCTGTTTCAAGCTCATTTGCTCAACAAGCACAAAGTGCATCTTTTGCAATAAGTTCTTCAATTTCAAATCAAACTAATACCTTAAATGGGTTTAATGCAGCCACTGTACAACAAATAAACGAAGGAGAAGTAAATAGTGGTGATTATGCATATATAGTACGAGCTCAAGAATTAGAACAAAGTAAACACACAACCATTAATATTTACAATAATTTAAACTTTATATAAAAATGGCAATAAATAGACAACCAATATTCACAGCAATACCTATTTTAATTAGTCTAGGAACACTTCCTACAGAGAATCAAAATAACACATACAATACAAGTAATGTAACTAATATATACACAGATAATTCAACATACGGTAGCATGATTACTAAAATAACAATAAATACCAATGGAAAAATCGGAGAAACCCCACCATCCCAAAGAATAGATTTGTACGTATACGATGTTATTGGAGATAAACACAATTGTCTTACTTCAAAATATATAACAGCAGATGTTGCAATAACACAAGAAACTCCAATACCCTCAGCTATATTTGAATTTACTGAAGGGTTAATATTACCTCCAGGAGGACAATTAGCACTATCCTCAACAGCCCCATCACAAGTATCAATAATTATAGAAGGTGGAACATACGATCAACCATCATAAAACAAAATAAATGAATAACGGATTCTACGAATTTTCAAGAGGTAAACAAGAAACTACATCATCGGTATTTCCATACACGGGTTCTGCACTCATTACAGGTTCGTTAGGAGTAACTGGAAGTATATCTGCAACTCAAGGATTTACTGGTTCTTTATTTGGTACTTCTAGTTGGGCCAGTAAGTCTATATCAAGTTCATTTAGTACTAGCTCATCTTTTGCTATAAGTTCTTCAAGATCAGTATCAAGTTCATTTGCAATAAGTGCTTCTTGGGCACCTTCACAAACAATAGACACAAGTTCACTAGTTACAACTTCATCATTTAACTCATTTACAAGTAGCTATAACACAGGTAGCTTTACAGGAAGTTTTAGAGGAGATGGAAGTGGTTTAATTAATTTACCAGGACAGAGTATAAATACAAGTTCACTTGCTACAACTGGTTCTAACACCTTTATAGGAAATCAAGTAATAACAGGCTCTCTAAACGTAACTCAAGGCATAACAGGATCTTTATTTGGTACTGCAAGTTGGGCTACTAATGCAATAATAGCTACAACTGCCTTAAACGGAGGAGTAACACAATTACTAGCAGGACCAAATGTAACACTATCACCAACCAATGGTTTAGGACAAGTAACTATTTCTTCAACATCAGGTGGTGGTGGATTTAATACAGCAACCGGTTCATATGGATCGTTTTATTCTACTCAAACACAAACTAATGTAGCGGGTACAGCTCGTTCAATGTCCTTAAATACAACAGACATTACAAACGGAGTATCAGTATCAGGATCAACAAATCCTTTTAACACTTATATTAAAACAGAAAATGCTGGAGTATATGATATACAATTTTCTGCTCAAGTAGATAAAACAGATTCAGGAACAGATGAAATATGGATATGGCTTAGAAAAAATGGAACAGATCTAACAGATACAGCTACATCAATACAATTAACTGGTAATGGGGCTCATTACGTTGCAGCATGGAATTTCTTTGTAAATGCAGCAGCAAATGATTATTTTCAATTAATGTGGTATTCACCGGATGCTAACGTACGCTTACACGCAGAACCTGCATTTGGAGTAGTACCAGGTATCCCTTCATTAATAGTAACAGTTAATAGAGTAGATCAATTTCTATCAAACACAGGATCGTTCAGTGGTCAATTCTCAGGTTCATTCTCAGGATCATTTACAGGACAGTTTACAGGTTCTTTATTTGGAACTTCAAGTTGGGCTAATAACGCTATAACTTCTTCATATATACTTAATGCTGTAAGTTCTTCATTTTCTCAAACAGCATCTTATATATTAAATGCAGTTTCAAGTTCGTTTGCTTTAACAGCTTCTTCAGTAAATATATTAAACCAAAATGTAACAATTACAGGAAGTGCATTTATAAGTACTTCTTTATATTCTCCTATAGTATATGGAGGAGTAAATTCTGGAAATAGTTTAACTTTAAGTTCAACTACTAACGCTACTAAAGGTAATATTGTATTTGGTACTTCAAATTATTCTGAATTAAATAATACTTTAGGATTAGGTGTAGCAGCAAACTCACTTGATAGACTATCCATACAAGGTATAGGTAATACATCAGCTACGGATGTTATAAGCGCTGTAAATTCTAATGGAAATGTATTATTTAAATCACAAGATAACGGACAGTTATTTATAGGACCAGTCTCATCATCAACTGCTATGGGAACTAATAACGCGTTACTTTTTATAAGTCAATCTTTAGCAACTGGTAGTACTCATACAACAACAATTTATGGAACTTTAGTAAATCAAAATATCTTCTCCAGATCTAGTAATAATGCAGCTAGTATGTTTGGTTCTTTTAATCAATATAATTTACAAATAGATCCATCACAAACTGCAACAGGAACGATTTTAGTCGGTAGAAGAGATAATATTAACTTTACTGGTTCATCACCAACATCAACAACATATATATTAGCTGACATAATTTTTGGTGGAGGAAGTACTACCCCAATATGGAGAATATCAGCAGCATCAAGTAGTGCTGTAGCTAATAATAATTCTAATACTGTAAGTTTTGGTCATCAAATATTAATAAGTCAAGGTCTTACATCCAATAGTATTAATGCTGCAGGAGGTGTTATTATAGGAGGAGGTGGAAATACATTAGGTATGAATGTTGGACCGGGTGTTATTATTGGTACTGGTAATACTTTAACTAACACAGGAGGAGGCACTCAATTTGTTATTGGATTAAATAATAATATAAATGGTAATTTTAATTCCGCTATAGGGTATTATAATTCTGCAACTACTACAAATCCTCTAACGGGACCTAATTTATCAATAGGTACTGGAGTTCAGGGATGGAATTGGGGAATAGGTTTAGCCGGATCTGCAGCAGCATCATCTTCAATAGCTTTACAATTAAAATTAGGTGGAAATATTGTTAGATATAGAAATACTAATCTTACCCCTGGTAATGGTGTTGGATATCCATTAGGTTTAGGATCTCATTCTAATATGTCTACTTTACTTATTGGAGGTCTTATTTTATCAATGGAAGGTAGAGGAAGTATTAATAGTGTAAGTGGGGTTGCTCTTGTAACTGGTTCATTATTACAAAACACATCCTTTAATTTTGGAAATAGCTTTACAGAACCCGGCACCACAATAATAGCTACTACAGGTTCTAATGCTGATTTGAGGTTAACAAATTCTGGATGGGTAAATACAACAGCAGTTTATGTAGGAACAGTATTTAGTTCTTCATTAGATATAAACAATACTGGTAGTTTATTTATTGATTGGGCTCCAAATACAGATAATGCTCAAAGAATAGGTACAGGAGGAATCCCTCCTACAGGAAGTAATTATTGGATTTGGAGAAAACCAGATGAATTTAGATTTTCAAAATCTGCAGGTCAAGCTGTATTAAATATAGATACAGCAGGTAAAATAGGTATATGGGCTGATGTTACATCATCATATTCATCTACTACTCAATTATCTGCTATGTTAGATATTAATGTAGGTTCTGTAGTTAACTCAAATGGTCAAGTATCTGTTAGTGGAAGTAATATATATCCACAAATAAGACTTAGAGGAATGTCAGGTAATCCATCATCTATTTTTACTTTAGATGGAAGCTTATGGTATTTATCAACAAATAGTAGATTGATGATTAGACAAGGTAGTAATACACGAGAAATAATAACGTCTTCAGGCTCTGTAGGAGCAGCATCAGCAGCAGCAGGATCTATTGACATAGTAGTAAATAATACAACATATAACGTTTTATATAAATGATAACAACTATAATAAACAAAGAAATTAGTATTTTTGATAAATTTGGAAAAATAGAAGTTATTTATCCAAATGGTATTTTAATTGAAAGTAATTTTATAATTATTAATGACTTTTATAAAATAGAGTCAAAGATATATGAAAATATTTCTTATACTGACGAAAATAAAGAATTAATAATTTGTAAAGGATCTAATATATCTAATAATTTTCAAGAATACATAAATTTACAAATCAATTGGGCATCAACACCTAAAAATTTTGATGTAATAAAAGATAATATTATCGAAACTGTAAATACATATATAATGAACATAATAAAAAATTATTGTTTATTACAATCAAATGATCAATATAAACCTGAAAATATTTATCAACAAATAAACTAAATTAAACCAAGTTATGAAAAAAATTACATTAAAACTTTTAGAAATACTAAATCTATATATAGAAATTACAGGAACAAATCCATTAAATAGTATTATTACACATGATCATGATCATGATGTATTATTAAAAGAAAACTTATCAATTTCAACTAAATTCAAATTATATAAATTAATAACATCTTTAGATAAAGAAATTGATATTTTTATTAAAAATAGAGATGAGCTAGTTAAAAAACACGGAACTACAACAGATAAAACAACTTATACTGTTATTCATGTTGATGAATTTAATAAAGAAATTGAAGAATTATTACAATTAGATATAGAGATAGAGTATCATGAGTTAATATTATCAGAATTTGAACATATTAAAACTTCAAATATTCAACCAACTTTATACAAAATGTTTTCATAAAATTCTAATCGTCTATATTTATAATAAAATAAAACTATGAAAGAAATAAAATTATCCAAACAAACTGAAATTGATATTGTTATCAAAGAATCAATAAAAATTATTACAGATACCATTCAAATAAAACAATTAATAGATGATGGAAATTCTGTAAAAGCTGTTATAACTGTTAATGATAAAACTACTATGATAACATTATGGGAAGATCAATCTTATACAAATATAGGTCAATGGACAGATAATGATGTTGAAAATAGAATAATAGTATTATTTAGTTAAGTTTTATAATATTTATAAACATAATGGCTCCAAAATCAAAAATAGCAACAACTACATTTTTAGTTAAATCTAAAAAAGATAGAAAAGGAATTCATTCTAAAAAGAAAAATTCAAAACTAAAAACTTCAAAAAATTACACTAAACCTTATAAAGGACAAGGAAGATAATAATGGCTATAACTTTTAATAAAACTAATATTTCCACAGGAAATACAATAGAACCATCACATATAACTCAATCATATGATGCTTTTACTGCTCAAACAGCATATGATATAACATTATCAGGCTCATTAACTTTAACAGGCTCGATAAAATCATATAATGGTTTTACAGGTAGTTTTACTGGAAGTTTAAATGGAGATTTTATTGGATATAATAGTACATCTCCAGTTTCTATTAAAGTAGGTTTTAT